AATTACCGGAATGACGGTGCATTAGTTAATGCCCTAACGGGTCTAGGTGTGCCGTCAAAAGATAAAACAACCGCAACAAGTGTCAGCTTTCAGACTCTGCTAACCGAGGCTGAACTCGAATCTCTATACACCAATGGCATCCCGCGTCGCTACGTCGACGCTATTAGTGACGAGATTCTGCGCCACCGTCCCACTATGAAACTGGGTGGCGACGACGCCTCGGATAACGCAGACCTCCTTACCCGCTTTGAGCAGTTCCTGCAGGCCTCGCAGTTCCACTTCGCTCTGTCGGAAGTCATCAAGCTGCAGCGCCTCTATGGCGGCGCCGGCCTTGTGCTGCTGATCGACGACGGCGGTGCACCAGAGGATCCGGTCGAGATGAACCGCATCCGCGCTATCCGCGGCTACGTGCCGCTTTCTCGCCACGAGCTAATCCCCGAGGACTTCTCGATCACGGATTACTCCCGTCCTTCGCACTACCGCATCACCACCAGCCAGCGGATCACACCGGATCAGAGAAGCGGTTACGTCAACATCCGCATCCACCACACGCGCGTTGCACGCTTCGATGGCCTGTTTCTGCCCTGGAACCAGCGCTCCCGCAACACCGGCTGGGGCCAATCAGTGCTGCAGCTGATCTGGAACGCCTTCAAGCGCTACGAGACCGCGATGTCCGGCTTGGAGTCGATGACTTCCGACTCGGATGTGTTCGTTCACAAGATTCCCGGGCTTTTCAACCGCATTGCGGCCGGCAACGAAGCAGACCTACGCAAGCGCCTTGAGGCCAACAACCTCAGCCGCAGCGTTTACGGCGGCATGGTGGTGGACGTTGAGGAAGACATCAACTTCATCAACCGAGCACTGAGCAACATCGCCACCGCAACTGATCCCTTTATCAAGGATCTGCAGGCAGCAACAGGCTGGCCGGCTTCAATCCTGATGGGCGACTCCCCTGGCGGCTTGGGCAAGGAAGGCCGCTTTGAGGAGCGTGTGTGGTCTTCGCTTGTGGAGCAGTGGCAGGAGGTTTACTGCCGTACTCCGATCACGGAGGTCTTCACCTACATCATGGCCTCGCGGGAAGGTCCAACCCGAGGGCGTATTCCCGAGTCGTGGTCAGTCCACTTCCCTTCTGTCTTCACCCAGACGGATAAGGAGAAGGTTGAGCTGATGCAGTTGAAAGCTGCTTCCGACATCCAATATCTGCAGTACGGCGTGTTGAACGCCCTCGAAGTGCGCGAATCTCGTTTCGGAGGCACTGATTACAGCATCGAGACCAAGCTCAACGAACAGGTAACGCAGCAGCTCATTGCATCAGCGGACGCTCAGTTCCAGTCGCAGATGGCTGGCTACCAGGCTCAGATGCAGGCAATGCAGCAGCCTGCGGAACCGGAGGAAGAGGACTTAACCGAGGGCGGAGAAGAAGGCATATTGCCTCCCGCTGGTGCAGCTGGTCGCGGTGATAGTCACTTCGATTCAGCCGAAGGTCTGCGCATCCGCATCACCCATCGCTACGGCGATGTTGTAGCTGGTCCGCTTGTTGGTCCTGATGGACAGCGCATCGACAGCAGCGCCGCGGCACCTGTTTTGATCCTCGGTCCACACCGCACGCGAACGCGAAAGCTTTACCGAGCGCGTTTCAGCATTGACAGCGCTATTACGGACGGCCCTTACACCACGGGCTTCAACTCTCTTCGCGCTGCCAAGACTGCAGTACAGCACTTCTTTCCTGGTCAGAATGTGGCAGGGCTTTCACCAGTGCCCGATGCCGAGGCTGACGCTTTCCGCGCCTACAACGAGGGGTACTGATCCATGACACTTCCGAATACCACACCCGAAGGCTTCCGTACCGCGGCTTATCTGGCTACCAAGGCTCGCCTCGATGCTGCTCGCAGCCGTACTGGTAAGACAAGCAGGCAGGTGACCTGCACACCTCCCAATGTGAAGTGCGGCGGTCGCTGCATTCCACCCAACTGGGACTGCCGGCTGAGAGGCCAAGGTGCTGATCCTCAGCTACGGGCAGTTCAGACCGATCCAGTTGGAGGTCTGGCGAACATTGAGCGCGGCGTGAAGCGCATCGGCAAGGGCCTTCGCACGGGAAGCTTCTCCGAGATCGAGGGCGGTAAGCGTGCCATTGTTCGTGGCGTGGTTAAGGCCACACCCGGTGACATTCAGAAGAAGAAAGAGCTGCAGGCAAAGCTCGAGCGTCGTGCGGGCACCGTTGCTGCTGGTCTGGCGATCGTGGGCTTTGGCCTTTTCAGCCATAACCAGCTGAAGCGCGCTCCTTTTTATCGCGATGGCATCGGCCGACAGATCGATGACGCGGTTGCTGCTGGCGTTAACCGTTTACTGGATGTAACTCCCGGTATTGGCGCTGCACGCGCAGAACGCCGTGCTGCAGGACGTGCTGCTGCGGGTGCTGCCGTCTCTCGTGCCGCTGGTGAAGCTGCCGCAGGCCCGGAAGCTATGCGCAGCGCCGTCCTGCGCACTCCAACGCAGTTAGAGCGCCGGGCTACCGAGTACGCCAATGCTCGAGTGCTCGAAAACAAGATCAGCACGCTAGATCTTGACGCTAAAAATCGTGGAGACAACGATCAGACGTGGCGCCAAAAGAGTCTTGAAGCCTTTTGGGGAACAAAGCGCACAAATGCTGCAGGTGCTGGTGACGGAAGCACCTTTTCCGAGCCCGCTACTCATGAATATCTTTCGCGTCAGTTTGGCTTTGCCCTTAGCAGGGGCACTACTGACACCGACGTAAGAAGACAATTGGCTACTGCGCTGAACCGTGAAGCCAGTAACTTGCAGGCTTTGGCACGTCAGGAAGGTGTGAATATCAAGGATGCAGATGCACGCAATGCTTTTCTCAACCGTTTAGTAGGCCCCAGCACCGCTAATTTCCCCGAGGACGTAAGAGAAAACGCAGTAGGCATCCTTAATAAGGTCTTAGGCGAAGCTCCGCGTAGTAAATCAGCTGTTATTAGCCGTAAGCAGCTTGCTGACACCATCTACAGCGATACTCGTAATGGTTTTGATAAGTATTTCGCACGAGTAGCTGATGAGGTACGCCAAACTCCAGGTGCGGCCTTGTCTACTGAACAGCGCAGAGCTGGTTATGGCGATTTAGTCAATAGCGCTCGCATTGGACACTCACGATATCTGGCTAGTCGTCTAGGTAAATCAGAAAACATCAGATCGAGCATGAACCAAGGTCTGAGTGATCTTGTAGCCAAAGAGTATTTCTCTAGGAGAGTAATGAACAGCAGCACTTTCACGGCTTCAAGCCGGGAGATCAGTGTTGCTGCGGCTGAGCTTGCCGGACGTGACTTCAGAAACGTCGGCGAAGCCACTAAGTACCTACAACAGAACGGCTTTGAGCGCCTCGAAGAGGTTCGAAGCGCTTCTAGCGCTCGCGCACGCCAGCCTGCCTCCACCGGAAAGCCCCGCACAGCACGCCGGCGCTTGCGTTCACGCTCAGAGCTGATTGCGATGCTGACTAAGGGAGCGAATCCACTTAGTCCAGAAGCTGCCGCAGCCGAGGCTGACCGCATCATTGCGCGGCGTCAACGTACTGACTCCCTCCCACTAGGCCTAGTACGTGCCGCTACCTACCTTGCAGTGAGGGCAGACCTGCAGGGAAAGCCCTGCGGATCTTCTTATATCCCGAAGTCGCATGAATGCCTGAAAGGTTCCGGTGGTGGGGCGCCCTCCAAGAGCGAGTCAGACAAAACCAAGTCCCGTATCGGGACTGGAGCCAAGGTTGCAGCAACCGCCGCTCTTGTGGGAGCTGCAGCTTTAGGAGGTAGAGCAGCCTTTAAAAACAGGCAGAACATAGAGATATACAAAGGAGCAGCAAAATATGTAGATAAAGGAATTAAAACAATGTCTTCTGCCAAGGTGCAAGACGCCATAAGCAAGCTACCGGAAAAGTTCCAAGGACCAGCTAATAAGCTGCTAGGTAAAGCTAAAGTTGGCCTAGCTTTTGTAGCAGCCGATTCTCAAGGCTTAAAGCTTACAAAGGTAGACCCAGTCAATAACTATAGCACTTTTAAGGATCCTAAGACAGGTCACGTTATGAGCATTGGCGCTGTCGACGATACGCTTGTTACGTTTGTTTCTACTCCTAGCGGAAAAGCAGGGGCTTTTGACAAGTTTGGGATAGCTTTTCAAACAGACCTTAGCTTTGATCAGAAACAAGGACTGAATCGGGCTCAAGGCCTAGCAGTAGCAAAACAGGTTAAGTCTATGTTCAAAGCGCAGCTGGATGAAATGCCTGAAAACGCTGTTCTATTCAACAATCCGTATAAGGATGATGGGCTTGGCAACAAACGCAGCACCATATATGCAAAATTTGGCTTTACAGAACTTCCCGGAGTGCGAGGTGGCAACATGTGGGCGCTTAAGAATCTAGGTAAGTTGACCAAAATTCCACCTGAGCAAGCCGATTATGTAGCCAAACTCATTCGAGGCGACCGCGCTGACGCCCAGGGTGAATCCAGCAAATAATGCAACTCCTTGAGCGCTACAACAACGCTCTGCGCCGCTCCGAGGACGTAACAGTCTTCCAGCTGAACAGGATCCTCGACAGCAGCTTTAACCGGCTGATCCGTCGCACCCGTGTTCAGCTGCGCAGCGGCGCTCCTGTTGCTAACCGCAACTTGGCTCTCCTCCAAGAGTTCCGCCAGCTAGTGCCTGCGTTCAATCCCCAGCGCGTGGATGCATACGACCGTGTACTGCGTGGACTGCTTCGCAGTTCC